CTTCATCTCTTTATGGATGTTATCCATTAATTGGCCTTTTTTAAGCTTCCACAACAAGAAGCTTTCATCAAATTCAACGGATACTTCAGGAATTGTTGGCAATTCTGTATTTAAATCATTATTATCTATAATATATTTCATGAAAAAAACCTTTCTTTAATAGCCCTTAGCAAACCAACTAACATTTTTAGCAGAGTATCCAGCCCCTCTTTCTACTGCAATATCAAAGCTTGTTTTAGTTACATTTTCAATTACTAAATAATCACTGGCAGTACTTCCATCTAATATTGTACCACCAACAGAAGGCGTCGTTTGGAATGTTTTATTAAAGTTTACCGTTATCGAACCTGATCCGGACGTTGTAAGCTCGCCTGTATCTACTATATCCGGCATATCGACAGTTACGCTTAACTCACTGATCAAAATATTAAAATTGCTCTTTTCTGACTCACAAACTATTTTAAATTTAAACGCTCTAGCATTATAATCACCAGTAAAAAATTTCCTATAACTAGACCAAGCCGGGCTACCGCTTGGGTCATCATCTGTTGTTGATATGTACGGCGTCACTTTTATTGGGTCGTTATCATCGCCATCAAATTTCCCACTTGCACTATCAAATAACCCTTGATAATCGTCAAAATAATTTCCTGGCTCATCTATAGTAAACTTTATTGATAAATAAATTCTTGATGTAGATATAATACCAGTATCTATATAATCACTAAATTCATATTCACCGCTCGTGACAAATCCTGACCCACCCCCGCCGTCAAAGCTGCCTATTGCGTCATCAAAATTACCAGATAAGCTGTCAAATAAAGACACACTGTCAAATGATAAATTAGAGCTACTAATATTCATATCTGTTTTTGTTCCTGTAAAAGTTGGGTTTTCTGTTAAAGTTTCAACGACATTCATTTTAATAAGAGTAGGGCTATTTGTTACAATAGTTGTTGCACTATCAGATACATTCCCCTGGCTATCTCTAGCCTTTATTAAATATGTTCCGCTCAACAAAGGTGCTATTGCATGAGTATCTTTCCCACTAATTTCAGGTATCAATAAATTTGAGTTAGACCATGTCGCCCCAGTTGTCAAAGGAGAATGTTTTAATATGATAGAACCACCGAAACGAACATCAATATCACTAACTAAATCCCAACTTAAATACGCATTGTTATTTACTGCGTTTAATGAAAAATTAGAGATATTAGAAGGCACTGCATTTAATCCATAAATTTCTTGTGCTTTCTCAACAAAATTACTATATGAATTTGTTTCTGATATCGCCTTAACTCGAAATAAATAAGTTTCCGCCTTTATATCATTAATTTCAAATGAGTTAGATTGTGTTCTACCTAATATTATGAATTCAGGTTCATTAATTTGCTTATACTCTAATTGATATGATCTTGTAAATGCGCTTGGTGATGGGGCAAAACTAATAATCGCCCTTGTCTTTACGCTCGCCCCATTATTTGTAACATAATTCTCCTCTGTTATCTGTAAGTTTGAAGGTGGCCAAACTTTTTGCTTATCAGGTAATTGTAAGTTTGATCCGATGTCAGGGATTGAGTAATCATCTGAATTAAAATCATATAATGTACTTGGCTCATATTTTAATGTTATATTAAATAGTCCACTTTCAATTCTTTCTACATTAATAACTCTGTAAGGCCTACTTGAATAACTAAATCTTGGTAAATCAACATAAACCATATCATTTGGGGTTATCTCTATTGCCATCATTTTGCAAGTGATATTAATAACCTCATTTGATCTATTTAAGTTTAAAAATATAGCAGCGAGACGTTGAGCCCTTTCTATATTTGTCTGTGATTGCAAATCAATTTCTTTTACTATCTCAAAATTATTATCATTACTTTTATAAGTCTCATTTACAAAAGTAGGTATATTTGTCGGCGAGTAATCATTCTCAGCATTTAAATATATGCCTGTAATACTATTAAATTTCTCATCTATATTTTGGCTAGTATTTAAATTAACAGAATCAACAACCCAGCTCTCATCTATTGTTATAGTCGGTGTGCTGTAAGCCCCTGCCATTATTCTATATTTACCATCAACATAAATTAACGAACCCAGCATACTAAATAGTATTTTATTAATATTATCAATAATTGGGTCTTCTGTTGATAATAATAAATCACACGTATATCTTTTTTGTGTGCCGTCTGTTACATTTACTAACTCATCACATATATTAGCCGATGCAATAACATAATCATCATCAATATCTGACTCTGATATATGATTTCCTGCACCATATCCAGATATTAAATAATCACGTAAAATTAAAGCTGGATTTCTAGTATAAACAGTAGTAGAAGTTCTTGGATCGTAGCATTTTTTACCCTCAACAACACAATTTATATTCGGTATATTCGAAAAACTTTCTGGGTGATATCTTAATCTCACATATATAAAAGATATGCCATTCATAAAACTATCTATATTACCGAATTCGCTATCAGCTATAACTCTAGTTCGAACAGGTAATGGGGTATTATCCGTTGCTTCATATCTGTAATATTCTTCAAATCCTGCTTTAGCTAATAAATTAAGCTCAACTTGATCTTCTGAATTTAATGTATTAAATTGTGGGTTTAACCCTTTTTTTATTAAGAAAAATACATTTGATGTTATATCTATTTTTTTATTTGTAGTTATTTTTCTATTTATATCAGTACTAAATATATAACCACCCAACGATGCTCTTGTACCTGCCCGATTTCTGAATTCTGGTGTAAATTGAAGCGTTCCAACTCCATCACTATTTGAATTTAAGGATGCTGTAAGCGTAAACTCTTGAAGTATAGTATATGAATTCCCAGTACGATTACGCCCCTGGGTTATACCTGCAATAGTAAATGTATCACCTATCTCCATCAAGCTAGTAGAGTCTGGTGTTAAGTTGTATACAGTTAATGAATTTGTGTATGTATCACTAGTAGTTGCATTATATTCATTTATATACGCCTCTCTACTGTTAATTGATCCATCTATATTTATTTTATTATATTTATCGTCTGTAACTTGAAATATATTTATATATGAACTAAATGAGCTATATGTTAATTCTTCATCATTAAAATAAATATTAGAAACATCATTTATTTCATGTCCTGATAAGGCAATAATTGTATGGTAATATAAATTTTCATTTGGTTTAATCGTTTCTATAATTTCTGTACCAGGTATATAACCTTCGTCTGTTAAATTTCTGTAAACAACTGCTCCGCCTATTCTTCGTTTCCCATAAATTATTTTATGTGGTGTTATTGATCCGTCTGTATTAGACTTAATTCCTGTTATTAACTCTGAGCTAATGTTTTCAAGTGGTTTTTGGAAGGCTTGCGATAGAGCATAGTTTATACCTGCTAAAAAAATTGCTCCGTATATAGAAGCAAGAACACCGCCACCAGCAGTAGCCACCCCAGCTGACACAACTATAGCTGAAACTGCCGCTGCTACCTCTGGCATCTATACACCCTTTTGACATTTTTTGTTTTGATAAAATTATACCCTTTTTTACCTAGAAAAATACTATTTATACCATCACATAAACCTAGACCACCATTGTATAAAACAATATCGCCACGCTGTGCGTTTTTATTATCAATCTTAATTAAATTATCATCACAATAACTCATGATACTATTGTATCCTAACTGATTAAGCTTTTCTATGTAGTCTAATTTTCTTGTGTAATTCCCTATAAACTCATTACCTATACTTGTTTTATGTAATCCTTTAACGAATAAAAAGCAGTCAAATTCCCCATATTTAAATTTTTTATTCTTATTTTCGTTTAAATATTTATAAAATAAAGAATTAAATTCTGACAACGTTAAACCCACTCCCCCAAACGATATTTTGATTAGATAATTGATCAACATATTTAAAAGCACTGTCAAATGGATGTCTTGTTATTTGGTCAGGTAAGTTATATCTTCTAATATTTGGCTTTGTAAGTAAAAATAATTTATTGACGGCTGTTAATAATATCTCACTTTCTTTTCCGCTTGATATAGTCATATTATCCAATAAACCGCTAAAAATCTTAACTGGTGTGTTTATCTGGTATGTTGATAAATTTAAATTAGTTATATATATATTAATTTCTTTGTATTGGTAATTTGTACCTAAAGCTTGTGATATTATTGAATTATTAATACCGCTTAAACTCATAGTTATTTTTTCTACGTTTAAATCTTGACCTGAAATAATTGAACTTATTTTGCCAAAATCACCAAGACCAGTATATGTATTTGAATCATATTCAATATCACCAACATAATTATGCAAATATAATGGGGTATCCATATCTATATGAACCAAAACAACTTCTATTAATTTATCTTGCTCAAAAGCTGTTAGAGTTGTCGAATTAACGTCTCTAGTCATTAAGAAAAAACCTCTGTAGCTTGTATAATTATTGGTGAGCTAACAAAACTTCTATTCAATGAAAAATTTACTGCGTCAGTTAATAATACCATCTCGCACTTAGCATCATTAACAGTAATTGAAGCATTATCGCTAGGCGAATTTCTCAATGGCGGTTCGAACTCTAAAGTCGCATTGCCACTTCCGTCACTATCAATATCATTTGTAATAATTTTTAATTCATTATTAACTGAGAAATAATCACCTTTTTTCAATATACCAGTTTGTGAACTTGTCCAACCGTCAGTGACTAATGTATTCCCAGTTTGACTACCCCCATTTACTAGAGGGGTGCCTGTTCCAATTCCCCTCGGTGAAGTAGCGTTTGGGTCATAAGCATAAAAAGTATTTAACCGTCCATTTAGATTAGCAAAAAATGCTTGCCATTCTGCATATCCTTCCCGTTTTAATGGGGGTAATTCATATTGAGCAACCCACCTCGCACCAGTAGTTGCTTTCCTTTGGATCTGACTTGTTAATGCGTTGCCATAAACTTGTGTATTCCAACTCAGTAAAAAACTTGATGATGTAAAATTAGAATTAGGCATATTAATTGGCATTTTTATTATACTCCTTTTATTACCTGTCTAGCCCTACCACCTCTTGATATTGCGTCAAGTGTAGAGATTTTTGCTTGTTCTGCAATAGCAGGTGCTTGACTAGCAACTACTGCCCGAACTTGGCTATCATCTATTCCGGTTAATGGTTGTATTGTTTGATTGATTGTAATACTTTGAGACCCAGCTGTAGAGAAAGCCCTAGCGGTTGGTTGTACTACTGGCGCACCTGTATTAGTTGGTATTGTAGGGGCAGAGTTGTTATTATTTCTATTTGTAAATATATCAGTAGCAGATTTAACAATGGGGCTAGCAATTTGAGATTGAACGACTTGAGAGGCTATATCTCTTAATACATTATTAGCAAAATCAGCTAAACTTTGAAAACCCCCTTTACTATCAATAATAGCGTCTGATAAATTACGACTCCAGCTTTCTGTAGAGTCATTCATTGACTTTTTGATACTTTCAGCCGTTTTATTCGATACCCCTCTTAAGGATTCTATTTCCTCTTTATTCATCCCAAGATTTGGACCGAATTCTGGCCTATTATCATCTTTAAGAAAAGTTTTTAATTCAGCTTTTAATTTATTCAATCTAGTTATTTGGCTATCTAATGCGGAATTTAACCCTTCTGTATTTGATATATATTTTTCTTGTGATGGGATTCCGCCCTGTAAAGCTATAAAAGTTCCTCTAAAAGCTTCTGATAGCACATGGATAGATTTACCTAGTTTATCACTTGTGCTATCTTCATTGAGTTTTTTTATCTGTTCCCTTAAAGTATTTATTCTAATCTCAGTATTTTTTATATCATTTAAAAGCTCATCTTTTCTACCTATGTTAATCTGAGCAAAATCCTCTAGCATTTCTTTGAATTTCAAAGCGACTTTAGTCGCTGTTGGCAATAATTTATTCCCTAAATTAATCGATATTATGTTAATAGCATCTTTAATATTAGACAAAACACCAATGTATGTAGTTGATTGTCTTCTCATTAAATCTCCAAACCTACCAGAACCACTACTTAGACTCATAATAGCCTTCTCAACTTCTTTAAACCCAATTTTCCCCTCACTAACCATTTTTTTTATATCTGATTCTGTTACGTTTAATTGTTCAGCTAAAACCTCTATCAAAGGAACACTAGACTCAGTGAATTGTCTCAGCTCTTGACCAGCTAGCTTTGTTTGAGTTTTTACTTGACCAAACGCAAGTATTAGATTAGGTAATCTGTCACGACCTACAACGCTGGCTATATTCCCTAATGCCTCTAAAGTTGGGATAACTTTTTCTGCTTCAATATTATATGCTAATAAACGTTTAGCTCCTAATACAGTATCCTGTAATTGGAATGGTGTATTTTTGGTTAATTTAATAATGTCTTTTAATAAATTTTCCCCTTTACTTAAAGACCCTAACATAACCTCAAACGCCATTGCATTTTGCTCAAATTCACCAGCAGATGAGAGCATTGACTTACCCATTAAACCAAATGATGCAGATAATGCTACAGCAGAAATATTTATTTTATTTAGAGATTTATTTATTTCATTACTCGATCTATCAATACTAGATGCACTATTTTTGACAATTTTCTCGGAATTAATAAATGCATTTTTTAATTCTTTTGTGTCTGCTGATATTTTTACAACTAATTCATCTATTGTTGCCATTAGTCAGGAAATCTCCTTTTTAACTCTTCGTATCTCTCCCTTGTAAATGGCTCATAATCTTCATTTATATTATTTTTAATACAAAACCCTTTATAAGCCATTTCTAAATCCTCCACAGTCGATGAATAAAATTCTTTCCTACTCCATTTTAATATTGAATAGCAAAATATTTTCCATCCTTTTATATCAAAAAATAAATTATTGTCTAATTTATTACTTTTTCTTTTTTTTTATCTTTTGATATTAATGTTAACAATAATTCTAAACATAACTTCACTGCGTCTTCATAATTATTTCTGATAAACTCTTTTATTTCTTTTTCGTTAATATCGTTCTTTGCACAAAAAAACAAAATACTTGATATATCAGTAAATTTTAAAGTAGCAGATTCTTGTAATAAAACAAAAATTCCTTTATCTAAATAAGACTCAATTCTTTCTATTGCTTCAATATCAAGAATAAAGTCAATTTTGTTTTTATTAATATCCCTTATTATCCTATCCATATTACGCCGTTGTATAAGTTATTGCACCGCTTGATTCTAATGTCATTGAAAATTCTTCTGCACCGTTATATTCAGCACTTCTACTATAATTTGATATTGCAAAACTAGCTTCTAATGTGTCACCGTTCGGAAAATATAAAGAGAATGTATTTATGGAATTAGCAAATGCATATCCTCTAACTGTCTCCTCGATTGTCTCATCTTCAAAAACTCCGCTCATATCTATAGAAATAGATTGAACGCCTGCATCAGCTAGTAAAGTTCTAGCGTTAGCAGAGCTTTGAGTTGTGACGTCTACTTGCTCGTTATTTACTGTCATAGATACGGTACGACCACCAGCTATCGTTGTCGGGGTACCTGATACTGCCCCTTCTTTTAATAAAAATAAAATTCCTTTTTGTGCTGCCATTTTTTATACTCCTTGAGTTATAATCATAAACCTTATTACCCCTTGTGTTATTCTACCCTCTTTATTATCATCAATAAAGACTTCGCTTAAACCATCCCATCGACATAATACAAAATTATTATTACTAACTGATAAATCCTGATTATGTAATAACGTATATATTCTACTTAAAATATTAGTTGCCTCTAGCCTATCGCCTGAATTAGAGAAAACAGATAAAGTAACGTAACACTCTGCCCCATTTGTTGTCTGAGTATCCCACTCTTGAGAATTAACAGATGAGTAGACTATGTAGGGAAACCCTAATTCATTAGCTTGTATTGGGTTATCTAATATACTATTTACACCATTGTTTAATAAATTTAATAACGTTGAATCACTAGTTAATACATCATCAACAGATTTTTGTACATCTAATATAGAATAACTCATTTAATACTCTTTCTTAATGCTTTTTTAACTGATTTATTTATGTTTTTAGTTATATCTTTTTTGTTTTTTAAAAATGTAGGTTGCAACCAAGGTCTAGCCAGCATTTTATAAGTTCCAAACTCTAAAAAACCTCCATCTCGAACATTTGTTCCAACTAGATATTCAAACCCATAATTGAATTTAGTTTTGTTAATGCTAGAAACAAGTCTACCCGTGTCAGTTTTCGGAGGTTCACCAGGTGCAGAACGTCTAGATGTTACCCCCCCACGTGAATAAATAACTCCAGAACGAGAACCCGTAGCTATCAATTTTTTTGTATCGTTCTCTATTTTTAAAGCAGATTTAAAAACAGTTTGTTTGACAGGTAATTGACTAGCGTCACTAAGATTTTTTAGTCGTGAAATTAATCTATTTTTATTTTTTATTTTTATCATTATCTTTTTTATCTAATGCATTTAACGCTTGTATAATTGGTTTCATAAATCTAAAAGGTACAGGCTGATTTTCGCAATATTGTTCAATCTCTAATATCTGTTTTTTTGTTATTATAAATATTTCTTTTTCATCCATTTTTAAAACTCCCTTGTTATTTAAGATACTGATATTGTAGCATTTTTTGACTGCTCGCATATAGCTAAAATAAATCTCCCTCGCTCATCTAATTTATAAAAGTCTTTTATATCAAAAAAACGGCTATCGAAACGCAACTTCTTTTTTTCATCTAAATATGAATTATCACGAAAAATAAATTCATATTTTATATAATTTACTTTATCGTCATTTTGCAATGAATAGTTAGCTGACTTCGCTTTAACGTTAGCCCATAAAATAGCTTCAACAGTCCATGTCTCAGTCATACCCCCAATATCATTACGAACTAATGATTTTTGTAAGATATCTACTCTATGTCTCATTTTTCCAATATTATTTTTCATTAGAATATTTTGAACTGTGATAATAAACCTTGTGATATGTCGCTATTTATTTTTTGTTGGTCAAGTCTATCACCTCTGTGTTCATATCGAAAAGCAATTTCTTCTAAAACACCTTGCTTTATTTGCAAAGGCACGTCACTAGCGTTATCGCCGTATCCACAAACAAATTGTATCTCAATGCCATCAATTGGCTTAGTATATGTAGGCCATGAGTTCCCATTTTTTAAACTAATCCGACCTCTATTGGCAAAATCGCCGGAATAACTAGACACGCTGTAATTATCGCTACTAAATGTAGTAGCATTATCATCCTCGTCATAAGTTTTAAAATGAGTGACACTTTGAAGTGGAGCAAAAGGTAACTCAATATATTTTTTCATTACAAAACTACCTATATGCCCTTGTACTATACCATTCCACCATACGTTATCTAAGTTGTTATCGTAGTAATTGTCAAAGAATATTTTATATGTCTGTGTTATGAATGCTCTGCTTGTGTAATTTTCAGCGCATTTAGTACATAACTTAATTAAATTCGTTATATAAGTGTCGTCCAATGAAGAATCGACTCTCAAGTGTGTTTTCGCCTCTGCCACAGTTAAAATATCATTTGCAGGGGCTGTAACTAAAGATAAGTTCTGATTTATCATTTAGAACGTGGCCTTCCTCGACGTTTTTTTTCAGTTTTATAATCAATAACTTTTTTTTCATAATCAATATTCATTACTTTTTCTTCTTTAATTATAACATCATCTATTACTTCTGTGGCAACGTCGATACATATTAAATCCATTGCTGTTTTATCATCTAATACTAAAATATCATTTTTTGAGAATTGTTTAGGGTATATATCACCGTCTATAACTATTTTAAACGGCTTTAGTAACTTTATTTTTTTCATAAAAAAGACTCCTTAACTTAACCCCAGGGCAATTACATGCCCCAGGATTAAATATATTAACTACTGTACAGGTGCGGTTATTGGCGAACCTTGTATAGCAATAGCACCTAAAGTACCACCGCTAGATGTAGAAGCGCTTACTAGACTAAGTCTAACATATCGCTTACTTCCGACATACCCAATTTTATTAACTGTATTATCGTCAGTCGCAGCGAAAGAAGCACTAGCCTCTGTGTTTGTTAAATCAGCGTCTGCAACGGCTGTAGCGTCTGATAAATTAGACTCGTCACCATCTTCGATAAGAACAGTGTATGTTCCATCTGTCAAAGTTCCTGACTGTATAACAAATAAAATACTACCGTATTCAGCAGTATCTATAATGTCACCAGCTGTCGTAGTGTCAGATGTAATTGCTTGCGTATCAAATGCGTTCGATACCTTATAGCTACTATATAATTCTTTATACATTTTAGTTATTCCTTTCTATCTTAAGATGCTAATTTTTGCAATTTAATTGCGTCAAAATCAGTTACAGCGCCACCAGTTCGTCTCTCTACTCGATAAGTCACCTGCCCAGGTGTTGAGTATGGGTCTTTTAAGATTTTAGTGCCAAGTCTATCAACGATAGTATACCCTTTAGAGAAGTCACCGTATGCGATTGATAAAGAATTCGCCCCAATTGCCGGCATATCACTTGCAAATACAACTGGTTTGCCAAGGATAGAGAAGCTAAGCCCTGCATTTTTATCTAACATTGTATTAAAGAAATAATTATCAGTACCCTTTAATTTAACTAATGCACCAAACGTTTCACGCTTCATCATAAATACAGCATTAGCTTGATACGCTTCTTTTAAAGCATTTTGTAATTCGATAATACCATCAACAGTTACAGCCCCTGATGACCCAGAGTTTACTTGTTCGATTTTATCAAATTCATATGTACCATTTGTTGTCCAAGCAGTATAACTTAAAAATCCCTTTGGAGCTTTAGCACCGCTACCAGATACGTAAGCAGTATTAGCTCTTAATGATAAATCTAATGACGCTTGTTCTAAAATCTCAGCTTCTAAATCGATTGATGCATCTTCAAAAACTTCTGTAGACATAGGTACTGATACAATATCTTTTAATACAGGTATTGTTATTTGTCCGAATGTTCCAGTTGTAGCATTAGTTACAGTTTCTAATTCTCCAAAAAAACCGCCACCAGTTGTTCTAGTTTTTTGAACAACTTTAACGTATTGATTAGAAGAAATAGATTTAACGCTAGCTACTTGACGGACTGGCGAAGTCTCAAAAACTCGCTTGCCAATTTGAGTATCTCTTTCTGGAGCTACTAAGAATCCGCCGTCTGTGTCGATTCTTTCTTGTAACGTCTTTAACTCTAAACCGTTTGTATTACCAGTTAAATAAGCTCTTGAAGCTTGTTTATATTCTAGATTTTTTTGCTCATCATTAGATTCTTTTAATTCTAAAGATTTTTTGCTTAACGCTTCTAATTTCTCTGATTTTTCTTTTAATTCTAGTAAAGCGTCTAAATTTTTATTCACTTTAGCTTCAAGCTCGCCAAACGCTTTTCCGTCCGCTTTTGCCTCAAGTCTTTCTTGGTTTGTTTTTTTGAACTCGGCTACCTCGATTTTAAGCTGTTCGCCTAACTCTTTAATCTCTGAAATTTCCATTTCATCACCTTTCTATTTTACTTAAAAGCCTGTATAAGACTCTCAAGCGTTGTTTTTATTTCTTCGGAATTGTCAACGTCACGTTGATTGATTGATTTTATACCCCCCGATATAATTGTTTTAGCTTCTTTTTGAGAAAGACCAGCATCACGCAAAGTTCTTTCTAAAGCCCTTGGGTTTATATTACCATTTTCTTGCTTTACGTTCAAAACCTCTGCTTCATCGTTCATCGGGAACGTAACAAAGCTAACTTCTACTAATTTAGAAAAGCTTTTTATAATCCGTATACTTTTCTTATTATCTATTTCATATTCTTTTACATAATAACCAATTGACATTGAGTCAATAGCACCGCTTTTAACTTCTTCGTACGTGTCTTTTCCGAGCGTAGTATTAATAAATTTACCTTCAACAACAAGCCCTTTTTCATCTTCATATATATTTGTGATTACCCCGACCACTTTCTTATGATCGTGTTGATATAATAGTTTCGGCATTTTGCCTTTTTTAGCTGACTCAACAACATCATAAAAAGCACCTCTTTGAATTAAATCATTGCCGTGATCGATATTCCCAGTCGTAGCCCCATAAGCTTTAAATGTCATTTCTTCACTATCTTGCTTTACTTCAATATTTAACCCAAAATTCTTAAACTCTTTTTTCTCACTCATCCGGTTTCGTTCCTCTCTAAATTCTTTTGATTTTTTTATTGCCCAGTCGATACCGCTTGTACCACCCCATAGCAACCAGGCTATTGTTCCAGCAGTCTGACCACCGTCAACCTCTCGTTTTTCCGGTTGATAATTTTTTCTATGTCTATTAAATGATGCCATTCTTTTTATAGTTGACTCACTTAATGACTTGCCATTTGACAAATCTCTAGCTCTTGCGACACCTACATCAGTACCTCCCCTACCCCATTTTTTACGCAATTCTAACCCACGCAAAGCATTATTCTGAGCACTTTTTGGGGGTATCGTGTCTATATCTGATAAAGCCTTTATATATTTATTCATATGTTAAAAAGCACCTGCAGTTAATAACATTTGATGCACTCCCACTACTATCCCCTGGATACATTAATTTCTCATCATTTACCAAAAAACTTTCATCCATATCAACTTTTTGCCCATCAGCTTTCCGATGACTAGAACGTGTTCGCTCATCTTCTGTAGTGTTCCAAACTTTTTTAAATTCAATATTTAACTCATTTGATATTGATTGCGTACTTTCAATACTTGCCCAGTTAGCCGACGAATGTACTTCTGTTCTGCTGATTAATTCAGCTCTACTTCTTGATATGCCAGCCTTTTCTTTAATGAATTTTGCTATTTCTTTACTTGACAAATTATCTTTAATACCCTCAGCAATAATATTTTGAACATCTTTTCTTGTAGTATCTGTTAACTGTACACTTAAATCAGCACCTTTTTTCAGTATATAATCTATAGAAAGTTCTTCAAAATCTTGTAAAGCGTCTTTTTTTTCATATATTATATTTCTTGATTTTTTGATAGAATTGAACTGTTTTTCACTAATAGACTCAATAGAATCGCTATATAATCTCATTAATATTTTTTGTAGTGATTTTTTATGATCTAATAAAATTGACTCACTAATGTAATTATTTAAATTATAACTATCAGCTAGTTTATTCATTGTTTTCTGTATTTCTCGTTTAAAAGATATTGTATACTTTGTTGAAATAATATCAATTAAGCGTAAAAACCTTCTTTGCTCTAATTGCCTTTGTCGCTTACTCTTCGATATCGTCATATATCAAACCTGCCATTTTCTCAGCCTGTTTTTTTTCATACCCCTTTTTTTGTAGTGATAAAATATAATCTGATTTATTTTCTACGTTATTATCAATATTTAAACCAATTTCAGATAAAGGTATTTTATTTAATTCAGTTAATAATTGATCTCCCCCTTCAATGGGCTCTAAACCGATCGATTTACGTTTTTCGTTTATCGTCATAAAGCTAACAGATTCAAGAGCAGTTATTTTTCTATTATTTTTTAACTGTATAGCTCCTACATTATTTTTGTCATAACTAAGTAATAAATCATCCCCATACCGAGGAACTAGCCAATTATTAAGCTCGTCTAATAAGTGAATTAAATTCGGTTCGATAGCCTGATCCCATAACAATTCGTATGCTTTTTCTAAATTTTCATACTTTGCCTGATCAGTATTAACTAAATCGTAAGGAACCCCATATGCAAATGCGATCATTTGACTGCTTGCCTTAATCCCATTAATAAAATCTAAATCACTCGGGCTAAGCCCAATTGGTGTAAATTTAACTCCACCACCTAAAATTGGTATTCCACCTGTATTATTCCCTCCTAAAATAGAGTCCTTAAATTTTTTTAGTTGCTGGTATTGCGAGGCGCTTAATTCTTGTTCAGCTTCAAGCACTCCTGAGACTTTCCCGCCGTTTTTAATAATATTATAATTCCATTTCTTACCCTCTGAAATTATATCAACATCAGGCGCACACGCTTTTAACGGGCTTGTTCCAAGTAGTTCATTTGTCGGTGAAAATTCTTTTAAGTGAAGAATATTCGATTTACCATTTAAATTAACATTAAATATAGTTTTATTCTCATTTAAACCGAAAATATATGAGGCCGGCAATCCGTCTTTACCTGGTTTTACAGTTACAAAATAAGGGTTGACTGAATATAAAAATAATGGTGGTTTTTCTTGATACTCATTTGAAGAGTCATTGTAAACTGATTCTATATATGCATTCCCAGTAATTAATTTCTGGGAAATAACATCCTGAATAAATTCTTTTTTTGATTGATATGGGTTTGGGTTTTTCAACAAATCTAAAATCGGGTGTTTATCAATCAATTCACCATTTTTAAATAATTGAAAATTAATTTTAGATAGATTTTCAGCTATTAACTTAACGCATCTAAAAACAATAACGTTTTTTTCATAACCATCTTCTTGATAATCTTTTATTTTATAATCTTTAAAATCATAATTGTTAAAACTTAAAAGACCTGAGTTTTTTATAGCTCTTGTTTTTGACTTCTTCTCAAAAGAAAATAATTTATTAAACAATGTATTTCTCCATATTTTTTTCTATTTTATAACATACTAACAAATATTTCAGTATTTTTTTCAGATAAATGTGTTAAACCCCAAACAAGAGCATCTAATCTATCCGGGCTTGATTGTTTACTATCGCCTGTAAAACTCGTCATTTGCTCTTCTAATTCTGAAAATCTAGCCATATGAAAAACTTTATTCTGCTCATATAATGCAGAAATAGGCTCAGCCCGAATTATCTTCCCCCTTGTAGCTCTAACTTGTTTAAAATTAACATTATTGTCAATATTCCTGATATTCGATTCTATTAAATCGCCACCATTATTTACCTCGCCTATTATTACGTCAGCATTATATTTTCTATACAAATTAATTGCTACATTCGCCCACTCGCCCGGGCTATATGTTCCGCTTTTGTCATCTAAAATAATATAATTGTCAAGCGTGTCTTTAGCGCATACAACAATGCCCGTTTCATCACTGTTTTTATTATTTGAAACCGCTGGATCAATAGCTATAACAACTCGTTTATAATCACTAATTTTTCTATATTTTCTCGCTCGATCAAGCATTTCATACGACCATAGGGCACCTTCAATATCTTCTAAAATTTCTGCATATAACTCTTGTCTACCGATTCTTGTGTTCTCGTAACGATCAATTAATATATCTAATTGTTGTTTACTCAAATTTTCTTTATTGTCAAACGTAGACCCCTTATAGATATTTACGTCATCTCGTTTTAGAAGCTCTTTAATTAAAGATGTTGGCTGAGGCGTAGTTGTTATATTCAACTTTGTCTGTTCACCTAAACGTAAACAAAACATTAACATATCCCACGCTTCACGCTGATAACGCCAAGTAGCTAATTCATCAATCCAAGCTCTATGAAATTGCGCACCCCTTAATCTTGAAGGTTCATCAGCTGTAAAACCTTGAATTATTGATCCGTTTATTAACTTTATTTCTAATAGTGATTTATTATAATACTCGATAATTTCAGGCGGACATCTAGCTATAATACCCGATTCCCCATCAAACGCTGTTTTTCTAGTATCATTAGCAGTCGCACAAACAACGCCATAACGTATTTTTTCATTAGTCCAACAATCCCACCACAAATCTTCGACAGCCGTCCTCGTTTTTCCGAATCCTCTTCCAGCTAACCAAAGATTTACCGAATTATTGTTGTTTTTAGGTATTTGATTTTTTCGTGCAGTAGAAAGCCATTCGAGCCTAGAAAGTACCGCTATTTGATTCTCATGTGGAAGATTAGCTAAGTTTTTTTTGATTTCTTCAATATTCATTCAGAATATTATTCATCAATTAATTTCTGAGCTAAATTATTTATAGACTCATTTAATTTTGAATTTAATTCAACTTGATTAATATTAACATTACTATCTAATTCAACTTTTTCAACATATCCGCGATTTTTAGCCTTAGTTTTTAGAAAAAATATTGTTGATGTAGAATTTCCGGATTTTATTTGTTTATGCAACTCAGTTTCAGCGAAATCAATAGCTACATTCTCGATATCTTCAACACGTTTTTTATACTCTTCATCTTCACGAATCCACTTATAATGAGCTTGTCGTGTGATACCTATAATTTCACAAGCTTGAGTAACTACTCCTAAGGTAGTTTCTAGTGCCGCTATCATCGCATTTTTTTGAACTTGAGACATAAAACCTCTTTTTTTAGTGTAAACATAAGTTCTTTAATTATACGTACTCTAGAAATACGTATAAACTTTCTTATAGCTACATAAACAATAACAATATTAAAAATACAATGTCAATATAAAATAAAAATACAACATAAAATATCAATGTGTATAGTACCCGAAAATAGGGTATTATACAAACATAATAAAAAACAAGGGAGTAAATAAAATGATAAACTTAAATACAATATTTCCAGCATCGCATTTATATAATCAAGAAAAATATAAATACGCTACAGAGAAAGATTTTTATACTGATATTGCTAAAAATATAAGCGAAGATTATGAGTTAATGATTTCGAAATTAATATTAAAGAATATATTATTAGAAGAATATGAAGAAGATATATTTAAATCAGAATTGCCTTTATCAAAGAAATTAAAATTAACTAAAATAACGAAAATGGATGTTGAGCAAATTAATAGTATTTTAGAAGATGAATTTGAATTATTTGTTTCTAACGAAAAAGCAGATATGCAAGAAATATATTTCAATTCATACTGTTAATAAAGGAGAAAGTAAAATGCCAAAAATTTTAAGCGATTCACAAGTAAAAGAAAGAATAAAATTAATTATCAGGTTAAGAGCGCGAGTAAAGCCGATGAAATGGGCAGATGTAGCTAGAGAAATAGGTATCAACGAAAAAAGCCTGTATTTTTTCAGAGCTAGATATCTAAAGGAAACAATTTAAGGAGTAAAACAATGGATAGATTTTCAGGCAGTTTTAAAGATTTTTTAAATTTATTAAAAATTGGGTCACATAATACTTGCGACAAAAAAAATAATAAAAACAAAGATAATGCAACAAATAAAAATATAGATAATAACTGTAACAATATTCGAAATACAAACTATATTGAAGTAAATATTGATTTTATATATGAAAATCATTCAGTTAATTTTTCACTAAATTAAGACAATACAAATAATATGAAAAATTTATATATATATATATTATTATTTATTTATTTATTTATTACTAGCAATATTTTATGCACCACAAAAATAAATTTAAATGTAAAAATGTATTCTGGCATAGAAATCGGTAAAATTGAAAATGGAAATGGATTTATGAACTTAAAATACTTTGATATTGCAATTAAAAACAAAAAGTTTAAATCTGAATTTACACTAAATACTGGTTTTACATCAAATAGAAAATCATTATTAAAATACAATCATTTTATTAACACATTTAGAAACAAAACCACTTATTACATAACAAATAATTTAGGTATATTTTTCTCTACATCATTTTCAAATAAAATACAAGGTAGGAATAATTACGTATCATTTTTCACAGAAGATAACTATCAATCGATAGGCATTGATTTTATATTTATGTAATGACGTTTTTCAAGGTATTTAATAGCGGCCTTTAACTCATAAATACAAATCTTATCTTCTAGCTCCATATCATTTATAGCATCATCTAGTTCATCAATTGCATCTTTTGCTTTTTTGTACACATCTAAAAGTTCTGGAACTGCCACAATCGCTTTTTTATCTTCATAAACTGGCGGCTCTCCACAGCAATTCGTTGTCATGCTATCTTTAATTCCAAAGGGGTCGAATTCGACCGGTTTGGGGGATCGGGGTTATCACAAACATTGTTAATTATTAGTATTATCGCGCTCAGAAAGCATGGCATCGGAAACTCTATACGAAGCAATTGCGTAAGCTTCTTCTGAATGAACCCTTTTCCCGTCACTAAATAACTCAGTTGCTGGATTAGAAAGCATTCCTTTTAAAGCCATACCAGCAAACCAATCTCTTAATGTCATACATTCTGAATAAAATCCTGTATCAGGACTATTTGAACTTGTAAAAGCTTGTATCTCAGTATTTTTTTTAAGCATTTCTTTGTATTCTTCGATTTGAAGTTGTTGTTTAGCTATTAGTTGATCTTTGGTCATCTTCTCTCACACTCTTTCTGACAAGCTATACAAATCATCTTACCTTTTTTTGTTTTTTTCGTTTTTGCATCGCAACATTTTGAACTCATTTAAATACCTTTCTTATATAATTTAATTTTGACCATATCGAGCATATGTTCTAAATGGTTTCCAATGGAATTTTAAACTCATTTACATAACTCCATGAAAATCTCATCTTAGGATTCTTTTGATAGAAATTGTGGTAAGAATTTCCTTACATCATCAAAGTTTTTTACATAATTTCCCATATTTTTTCACTAATAACATTTGCTATTTCTGGTTCTATATCTTCGGATTCCGAAACCATTTTGTTAGCTAGTTGAGTTAAAATATGTACAACTTTCAATATATTTATATTTGTTAAAATCATTTAATCTAGTAATTTTATACTATTATTTTCTAGTAATTGTATATTTTTATCTTTATTATAAAACAAATAAAACTCCCATATTTTACGAACTTCTTTCAATGTAAAACTAAACTCTTTTGTAGTTTCAAAACGTAAATCACGCCCAATTTTTTTTAAAACTAAGGCAACGTCGTCATCTACAACAAAACCAGTGTATTGCTTTTTGAATCGTTCTAAAAAAGATTGAAATTTAATTTCTTTTTCGTCATCTTCACTTAAATTATATCTATTAGCATGTTTAATGATATTACTTGGTCTTGGCATATATTGACTATCATTATTTTTAACTAAATATCTAATTGATTTTACAACATTTTGTATTTCTTCATCAATCAAAAAATCTATATAAGATTTAAACATTTCTTTATCTTTGTTCAATGGATCTTTTTCATACGCTCTAAACATTGAATTTAATGCTGAGATCAATTCTTTACTCATATTTACCCTCTTTTCTGTAATTCATTAACAAACTCATATATCTCATTCACAGATTCTGTTTCGTATTGTTCGTTATTTTTTTTATTAACGATTTTATTGTAATTATTCTCACTGTACCTTAATAGCCAATTCCTAGAGGCCGCTACCCAGCTCTTCATTGGCTTTCCTGCAACTTTCCACCCGTTAGATTCATAATAGTTGAAAAATTGCTCTGACTGCAAAAATAAAGCCCTCTCATTAACATTTAGACTCTTAGAAAATGCATATTTAGATATTTCTTTAAAAATATCATTAATTTCAGGCTTAACAAACTTTTTCTTTTTATCGATACTTTCAAAAATATTAAATTGCTCATTTTTATCACTTTCTTTTTTAGATATTAATTTATTAATATCTTTTTTCTTTATATTATTATCATTCTTATCATTATTGTTTGTGCGCGCTATCGTTTCACTATCGTTTCGCCATCGTTTCGCTATCGTTTCGCTATCGTTTCTTGATTCTTGATATTTATCATAATTTACGCACGAAATTAACGTTCCTTTTCCGATCGCTATCGTTTCGATCATTGAATCATTTTGTAAAAATTTTATTGCACGTGTGATTGTCGATCTATGAATATTAATTTGCTCTGATAATTTACTAAGAGAAGTATAAAAAGACCCCCTTTTTATCAATGTTTTTTGATTATTGATAATGATACTCTTATCTTTATGATTACATCTAAGTAAAATCTGAATAAATACTAAAAAATATGATTGATTTGTCATTAAATGATGATCTAATAATGATCGATGAAGTTTTATATAACCCTCCATATTTACCCCCGTTTTTTAGAATATTCTCTTAGCCAATTCATTACCGAATCTAATTCAAAAAGATTTTTTCCGCCCATTCTAAAAACTGGCATACCGAATTTTATGAATTTGTAGATTGTTGTATTCTTGTATTTTATTTTTTTCTCTAATTCTTTTATTGTTAATAATTCCATTTTTTATACTCCTGTTTTAGTTATTAACAATACTATACAATAAACAATTGTGAATTACAATGTATTAATATAAATAAAAAACGGTTGACTTTTTTATTTATTACATATATTATAAATTCATTAAAAAACAAGGGAGTAAATATAATGAAAGAATTATTAAGAAAACTACAAAAGGTTCAATCAGAGTTAAAATCTAAAAAAAAGAGGTATAATTCATTTGGTGAATATAAATATAGATCATGTGAGGATATCCTAGAAGATGTCAAACCACTTCTTTTTGAAAATGGATTATTTATCTTAATTTCAGATGATATTGAATATTATCATGGTAGGCATTATGTTAAATCAACAATTAGTGTATATGATATTTCATCAAATACAGGTACTTTTTTAGAGGTACATGCATATGCAAGGGAGGAAGAATCAAAAAAAAAGATGGACGCAAGTCAAATAACTGGTTCAACGTCATCATATGCAAGAAAATACGCATTAAACGGCCTTTTTGCTATCGATGATGCAAAAGACAGTGATGCGACAAATAAACATGAAAATTACAAAAAAAAAGAAAAACAACATGTAAATGAAGATAAAAAAAGAGAATATCTAGAAAAAATGCAAAAATCTAATTCTATAGAAGAGTTAAAGGAATTATGGAGTAACGATATTCCGCAAGAATATCGAATAGAATTATCATATGAAAAAAATATATTAAAAGAAAAACTTGATAAAGAAGCGAAAAGCAAATAGGTGAAATTTTATGAAAGAATTAAACAAGTATAACTATATTATAGAAAAAGACACATTAACTATTTTTGATGAGGGGGAATTAAGATTAGATTCTATTTTAAATAAAAAAATAAAAAAATTAAACGCTCCTAATTCTGATGCGATTTATTGCCAAAATAACAATTTAACGGAATTAAACGCTCCTAATGCTAAAAGAATTTCTTGCTACAATAACAAATTAACAGAATTAAACGCCCCTAATGCTAAAGGAATTTTTTGTTGGAATAACAATTTAACAGAATTAAATGCCCCGAACGCTAAAGGAATTGATTGTTCTTATAACAATTTAACAGAATTAAATGCCCCTAATGCTAAAGTAATTTATTGTTCTTATAACAATTTAACAGAATTAAATGCCCCGAACGCTAAAGAAATTTATTGCTGGAATAACAAATTAACAGAATTAAACGCTACTAAGGCTGAGATAATTGATTGCCGTCATAACAAATTAACAGAATTAAACGCTACTAAGGCTGAGATAATTGATTGCCGTCATAACAAATTAACAGAATTAAACGCCCCTAATGCTAAAGTAATTTATTGTTCTTATAACAATTTAACAGAATTAAACGCACCTAATGTTGAAAGAATTTATTGCTGTAATAACAAATTAACAGAATTAAACGCCCCTAATGCCAAAAGAATTTATTGTTCTTATAATAAATTAACAGAATTAAACGCCCCTAATGCTAAAATAATTGATTGCCGTCATAACAAATTAACAGAATTAAACGCCCCTAATGCTGAAAGAATTTATTGTTACAATAACAATTTAACAGAATTAAACGTTCCGAATGCAGATTTAATTTATTGTTACAATAACAATTTAACAGAATTAAATGATACCAATACTAAGCTAGAATCTTGGTAACAATTTAACAATATAATGGTTGATAATAAATTATTATTATGTTAAATTATATATGAATTAAAACAAGGGAGTTATAAAAATGATAGTACATAAAATAGAGCAAAAAAGTGAAGAATGGAACGAGATTAGAAAAGGCAAGCTAACCGCCAGTAATTTTTCTAAAATATTAACAAAAACAGGCAAACTATCTTCACAATATATCGATGTTATCTATGAAAATTTAGCAGAGTTGCATACATGCCAAAGTGAATACCAGCCTACAAATTTTTATATGGAAAGGGGGTTAGAATTAGAAGAATACGCTATTTTAAACTATGAAAGTATATCAGGCGAAATAGTTGATAAAATTGGGTTTATTGAGTCTGAATGTGGTTTACTTGGGGTTTCACCCGACGGGTTGGTCGGTAAGGATGGTATTATTGAGGTTAAGTGTTTGATGCAAAAAAAACACATTGCTTTGTTACTTGGAGAATATAAAGAAATAGATACTTATATACCTCAGATGCAATTCCAGTTGTTTGTATCTAAAAGGAAATGGGTTGATTTTATTTCTTATAATCCCGATTTTATAGAGCCTGAAAAAAGAATATTTATAAAAAGGATATTTATTGATGAGGAATATCAGAAATTAATTTCAAAATCTATAGATCAATACAAAGAAAAATTTATTGAATTAAGTAATTTATTGGGTAAAAATAATATATTTTAAAATAGGAGTAATAAAAATGAATCAAGTAATTTTAATAGGTAATCTTACTCGCGATGTTGAGTGCAATGCTGTGAGTACAGGCGATTTAGTAGCCAAATTTTCTATAGCTGTAAATAGGGGGAAAGATCATGTTGACTTTATAAACTGCGAGGCATGGGGTAAATTAGCAGATAATCTAAATCAGTACTGTAAAAAGGGGTCAAAAATAGCGGTTATTGGATCGATTAGAGTAGATAATTATGAAAAAGATGGAGAAAAAAGAACATATTATAAAGTTAATTGTTTCTCTATTGAATTTTTAAGTAAAAAAGAATTAACAGACAATAAGATAGAATCTGATTTCTAATATGTGGACGGACAAGGGGGTGAACCGTCCACAAAAATAATTTAACATAATTATCGATAAAATAAAATAAGAGGGTAATAATGGTAGTGAATAAGATAAATAAATCAATTTTATCAGAAGCTTTGAGAATAACAGATGAAAGAATATTGACTTATGGTGATCCAGTGGAAAATTTGGAAAATATAGCTAAATTATGGAATACATATATAAAATCAAAAAAAATAAATTATGAAAATGATTTATGTATTATTACTAGCAAAGATGTGGCTATGATGATGGTTTTATTGAAAGTAGCACGAGAATTAAACTCAACTAATAAAGATAATTTAATAGATATAGCTGGATACTGTCGTTTAGCGTCTGTAATAGAGGGGTTTGAAAATATATAATGTTAAGTAATACACTCTTTAAATACGGTTATAATTATAGTAAAAAGAGCAAAAAAATTTCAGAGTTTCATAGCAATGTTTTTTCAGATAAAAAATGTAGTATTTATTCAATTAAGAAAATAAACTTTATCAATTTTCTGAAATTAAAAATAAATATTTTTTTTAATAAATAAGTTATATTTTTCTTATGAAACCGTCGAACTTTATAACTATTGATGAATTTAAAAAAATGTCCAAACAATATGATTTATCTAACCTTTTTTACGCTGAAATTAATCGTCATAAAAAAAATCTTTTATTTGGAATTGAGCGTGAATTTAGATTCCATAAAAAAAGAATGTGGCGCTTTGATTTAGCTTGGCCTGATTACAATGTGGCTGTTGAAATTGACGGTGGCCAATTTAAAAAATTTGGTGGACGGCATGCAAGAGACTCGGATAGAGAAAAGATGAATAATGCTGTGATTTTAGGTTGGGCAGTTCTAAGATTCTCTGGGGAGATGATAAAAAAAGACCCTGTTTTGTGCATAGATCAACTCAATACTTTAATTGAAAACAAAAAGTTAATGTACAAAAGTGATTGACAACGGATTGTTATTTTGTTAAATTATATATAAATTAAAACAAGGGAGTTTAAAAAAAATGATACCAAGAATTTACAATAACGGAGAACCGTTTTTAACAGGCATAGATTACAGTAAGAATAATACAAGCCATAATGTTACGCCAAAAATTAAAAAAACTAATCACTATAGTATGAATAATTTTACGGCAAACCCTATTATGCTAGCACGACAACACAAAGAAGCTGTAAAGACAATTATTTTATTTTTGTTGCTTGGAATTAGTTTTACATCGGGGTTTATAATCGGTAAAAAATGGAGTTAACGCATATGTGTAATACTAAATTTATAAAAAGAAAAGAATTAGCAAAACTATTAAATATAAACGCAATGACATTATGGAAATTAATCAAACGGGATAATGATTTCCCCGTAAATTATATAGGAAACAAAATACTATTTGATAAAAATCAAGTTTTAAATTATTTATCCAATAGATATGTTATTGAAGATTTTACAAACATAATAAGTTTAATAGACATAAAAGAATCGGCAAAAATATTAAGGGTCAGTGATACAGTAATGAGGCGGTTAGCAAAAGACGACATAGACCTGCAATATTTTAGAGTTGGTAGATTGTATAGGTTTTCTAAAGAAAACTTAATTAAATACGTTAATAATAAAATATACAGGAGTAGTAAAAATGGATAGTTTAGATAAAATTTTTGAAGGACAAAAAGAATTAAATAAAAAATTAGTGCCTTGGATTGAAGAAGATTTAAAAAAAATAGAGGGGAAAATTGATTGGATATTTAAGTTTAAACTTGCAATGGATCAAGAAATAGCGGAGATGTCAGATTGTTTACCTTGGAAGTGGTGGTCGAAAAACAAGCCAATCGATTACCAAAATTTAAAAGTTGAATTAGTTGATATTTTGTTTTTTTGGACATCTATCTGTTTATCGGCTGGATTTTCAGCAAAAGAAATGAGAGAAGCTTACTTTAAAAAGTTAATATTAAATCATAAAAGAGCTGATAACGGATACAAAGAAGGTACTTATAATAAATATGATAAAAACGGTTTAGAAGATAATCGTAGCATTTAAATCTAATATCAATAATTGATATGTTTAAGTGGTTTACAATGAATTGATTTTATGTTAAATTATATATAATAAAAACAAGGAGGAAAATAAAATGAAAGAATTAAGTCAACATAACTATATTATAGAAAAAGATACATTAACTATTTTTGATGATGGGGCATTAATATTAGATTCTATTTTAAATAAAAAAATAAAAAAATTAAACGCTCCTAAAGCTAAAGAAATTTATTGTAGTGACAACAACTTAACAGAATTAAACGCTCCTAATGCTAAAATAATTGATTGTTACAATAACAAATTAACAGAATTAAATGCACAGAACGCTAAAGAAATTTATTGTAGTTACAACAACTTAACAGAATTAAACGCTCATAAAGCTGAGATAATTTATTGTTACAATAACAAATTAACAGAATTAAATGCACAGAACGCTAAAGAAATTATTTGTAGTTACAACAACTTAACAGAATTAAACGCTCATAAAGCTGAGATAATTTATTGTTACAATAACAAATTAACAGAATTAAATGCTCCTAAAGCTGAAAGAATTATTTGCTATAGTAACAATTTAACAGAATTAAATGCTCCTAAAGCTGAAAGAATTATTTGCTATAGTAACAATTTAACAGAATTAAATGCTCCTAAAGCTGAAAGAATTAATTGTGAAAATAACAAATTAACAGAATTAAACGCTCCTAATGCTGAAAGAATTTATTTTTCTTATAACAACTTAACAGAATTAAACGCTCCTAAAGCTGAGATAATTTACTGCGCAAATAACAAATTAACAAAGTTAAATGCCCCGAATGCTAAAGAAATTTATTGTTTAGGTAATAAACTAGAAGAATTAAATGCACCAAACGCTGAAATAATAAAATAGTTTAAAAATAAAAAATAAAGGGTAAATATAAAATAACAATAAAACAAGGGGTAAAAATGATTATTCAAATAATAGAAATTCTAATTCTAATAACTCCATTAATTTTAATTATAAGTTTATTCGACAGCATAAAAGATGAATTGAAAAATAAAAATATTTGATAGTGCTTAGCTTGTGAGAAGAAAGCTTGATATATAAAGTTAAGAAGTATTTTAGATAAATGTTAAGTGAAGGCTAAGCACTATTTAGTTATAAAAACTATAACATATTTATAAATTATTTAAAAAATCATTTAATATTTTTTTGATATTTTCGTTATTGTTTTGTATGTCTAAATCTAAACGTTTTAGGTTGTCATTCATTTTATTTATAGATTCGATATAAGAATACTCATTTTCTGAGTATTTAATTGATAACTCTTCTATTCTGTCTTCTATATCTGATAATCTAATAGCGAATAAGTCAATAAAAACGTCTTCTTTTTTTTTAGATAATGATTGGTTATTTTTTATATCAGATACAGTATCATTGAAATATCGAATTAATTTAATGATATCTTCGGAATTCATTTACCAATATTTTCTATTTTTGTTTTCTGCTTCTCAACTTTTAAATTAACCTCGTTTATAGTTTCTCTCAGTTTAGAAAATTCAGAATGTATCATTTTTGTTTGATTATCTAAAGCGTTTTTGAAGCTGTTAATCATTTTATTGACAGACTCTTTTTTAACAAATTGTTCCCTCATTAATGAAATTTCGTATTTATGTTTTTCTTCTGTATTATTAATTTCATTTTTTAATTTAAAATGGCTAACAGCAAATAACAAAGTTATCGTTGTTAAAGCTGGGTTTTGCGATACATAACTAATTAAAAAATCCATATTAATCTCTTATTTTTTCAATTAATTGATCTATTTTTATTTTTCTCTGCTCTAAAACGATAATTATTTTTTTTTGTAAATCTTGCTTAATTTTCACTGGTAAAAATTTATCTATAAATCTATTGTCTATTTCTAATATTGCTTCATCGCACAGGGAATATAATTTTAAAATATATTGATCTGGCTTTGCTTTTGCGTAAACAATCTTATAAATTTGATAAAAAATAATACCTGCGCTAGCTCCAACAACACCGTTTAATGGATTTGTTAAAAATTCCATAATATTAATACCAAAAAATTCCATTTTTCTTACTCCTCAATTAATTCGATATGTGGAAGGTCTTCAAAATTATTCCAAAAACCTCCCCAATCAATTCTTATATCCAATTCCCTTGACGCTTTTAAAAATGCAAAAGCAACTTCTAGCATATATATTCGCTCATACGTCACCTTATCCTTATATGCAAAAAAATCTAATGCTTTTCCGTATTGATGTTTACTTTTTTTAATCGTGCCGTCGCACTGGCTTTTATCTTTTAAAAAAAGTTGATATTGCATATCTTCATCACGCAGACCTCCAGTATTCGGAATACCAAAATCAACTCTAGTATATTTTAACGCTAAATGAGCTAGTTTAACTAATCTATCATCTACACCTTCCATGTTTTTCAATGAATTTTTACTAAAATTAAAATTACTATGCACTAGTTATTGCCTCCCAACTACCTGTATAAACGTTTAATTTATTTGTAGTTGTATTATATATAACAATTCCTAAAGATGGGCTTGATATAGCGTTTCTTTGTGTAGTTGTCATATTCGGAAATCTAATACCTTTAGTAGTTGACTGTACATCTAATATAGCTGTTGATACTGGTGAATTAGTGCCGATCCCAACGTTAGAAGACGAGGCATTAACCCGCATAATTTCAGTTGGTGTTACAACTGCGTCTTTTGTTCTAGCTGAAGCTGAATTCCCTGAAAAAATAATGTCACCCGCAGAACTCCCAAAAGCAACCATCTCTATTGTAGCTATACCAATTGTACCCGTGTACGATGCTAAAATTTGCCCTGCTGTTTTATCCCCTTTAACGCCAGCCCCTAAAAACAGACTTCCGCTACCATATTCTGACCAAACAGTAGTATAGTGGTTCGTACCGGTTGGACCTCCCCAACAAATACCATACCCACCAGATGCATTGCCTAAATCAAGACGATCTTGTGGCGATGTCGAACTAACTCCAAAATTCCCCGAGCTATCAAATACAGCTTTTTGAGACCCACCCAGAGATATACCTAAGCTATCTGTACCTGCTCTATAAATACCTGTATTTGTATCACTAGAAAATGATAAACCAGGCGCACTTGCTGATCCGTCATCACATAGATGCTTTCCATCGGTAGTTAACCAAGATATCCAGTCTGAATCAGCTGTATTTCTAAACTTAAATAATGAGTTTGAAGTATCTGCCCATATCATATAAGGTGAAGTAGTTGACGGGGCAGAGGACCCGGAATTACTAGACAATATAGCGCTAAAAACATTATTTAGGTCAGTTCTTGTGTTAGGAAATGTTTGGTTTGCAATGTTATAATCGTGTTGAGTCATTACTGAATGCCTTTCTTAGATAAAAAATTATTAAATTTATTATTTATATTATTAAACTTTATTTTATCTGAATCAAATTTTTCATTATCATTTAATATATTATTTAATTCATTAATAATAATATTTATATCATTATAATTATAGTTTGATATCTCATTTTTTAGTATAGACAATATTTGTTGTTTAGCATTATCACTAATAGACTTATGATCTCTAATAAAAGCCGATATTCCATTATTATTTATTTTTTTGTCTATATCTTTTAAAAACTTCATCTCTTTATGGATGTTATCCATTAATTGCCCTTTTTTAAGCTTCCACAACAAGAAGCTTTCATCAAATTCAACGGATACTTCAGGAATTGTTGGTAATTCTGTATCTAAATTATTATTGTCTATAATGTATTTCATAAATAACCCTTTCTTTAATAGCCTTTAGCAAACCAACTGACATTTTTAGCAGAATAACCAGCCCCACGTTCTACACCAATATCAAAGCTTGTTTTAGTTATGTTTTCAATCACGAGATAATCACTAGCAGTAGTTCCATCTAATATGGTACCACCAACTGAGGGTATCGCCTGGAATGTTTTATTAAAATTAACAGTTGTCAAACCAGAACCAGAAGTTGTCAAATCGCCAGTATCTACGACATCCGGCATATCGACAGTTACACTTAAATTGCTGATCAAAATATTAAAATTGCTCTTTTCTGATTCGCAAACTATTTTAAATTTAAATGCTCTGGCATTATAATCACCAGTAAAGAATTTCCTATAACTAGACCAAGTTGGACTACCGCTTGGGTCATCATCTGTTGTTGATATATATGGTGTTACTTTTATGGGGTCATTATCATCACCATCAAATTTACCACTAGCATCATCAAACAAACCTTGATAATCGTCAAAGTAATTACCCGGTTCATCAATAGTAAATTTTATTGATAAATAAATTCTTGATGTAGACATTACACCCGTATCAATATAATCACTAAATTCATATTCACCGCTAGTTACAAAACCTGACCCACCACCGCCATCAAAACTGCCAACTGCGTCATCAAAATTACCAGATAAGCTATCAAATAAAGACACACTATCAAAAGATAAATTAGAGCTGCTTACGTTCATATCTGTTTTTGTTCCTGTAAAAGTTGGGTTTTCTGTTAAAGTTTCAACGACATTCATTTTAATAAGAGTAGGGCTATTTGTTACAATAGTTGTTGCACTATCAGATACATTCCCCTGG